AGGTCGCCGATATATTCCGGGGTCTGGCCGATGATGTACTTATAGGCTTTATTATGGTTCGTGAAAACCAGTAATAAATTGGTGTCTACGTCATACCACATATCGCGCACGCTCTCGTTCCCGTCCATGGTATAAAGCAGGCCCAGCCCATCACGGCCCGTCAGGCGTTTACTGTCGCGCGAATAGATGTAATTCTGCGCTATCTGTAAATCCGACGCGTCGATTTGTTCCGGGGCCTGCGATACATTTACACCACCGACGAGGGATGAGAAGACGACGGACTGTGTCTGATGTTTGTTCAGTCTTCTCATATTCTCTCCCTACTTCGCGATACAGCCAATCAGAAGGACGCCGGCCGCCACGGCCCACGTATCCCGTTGCCGGGTCAGCCTGGCTTCCTTCTTAGTCATTGAGTTGATTTGCTCTGTCAATGTCGCTAAGGATTGACTCTGCCTGTTCAAGGCTTCGCTGGCTTGACTCAATGAGCTGCCGGCTGTCGTCAATGACTGCCTTGTTGTCGTCAACTGTTCTTTCGCTTGCGTCAATTGATTCTGCAAGGCTGTCGAGTTGCTGTCCAGCCTGTCTAATCTGTTCTGTAGCTGTACCAATGTTCTCTCTTGCTCTCTGATTGTCGTCTTTAACTGATTGTACTGTTCGAGTGACATCTGCACTGTCTTCACGGGCGCGGCTGTCGTAGTATCGGCACAAAAGCCAGCCAAAGGCGAGCACAAGGACAAGGACAACGCAAGACACAATAAGGGTCTTTTTATTTTCGGCAATCTTATCAACCTCCTCTTTCAGTTGCGGAAGATACAAAATGGATCACCTCCTATAAACGCGACAATGCATCATGCATTTCACTGTCAAAACGGTTGTTCAAGCTGTCCCGGAGCGACGAACTGTTCCATTCCGGGGTCTTGCATACGCTGTATACGGCTACGATGAAGTCATAGTCGTATTCCGGGGAGTCGATGTAGCTCAAATTCGGATAGCCGTCATAGTTGCCCGTCTGCGCATTGAACATGCTGTGAACGGCTTCGTTCCACATATCGAGGATATTACCGACGCCATACTGTACCGCACGGCTCCATACGATATCCTGGAGAACGTCGTGATGGTTCTCGATGCGCCAGTAATTATCTGCCAGAATCTGCACGGCCGGGTCGTAGTACGCCGCCTTGACGTACTCATGTTGTGCCTGTGCAAAGCCATCACTGTCGCTGGCGGCAGTGTTACGCCATGCTTCATCAAAGCTGTCACTGCATAACGGATATGCGTTGAGCTGCTCCCCATATTGCGGATAGTTGCTGTTCAGCCAGCTGACAAACTGCCCCAGACTGCCAGCATTGGAGCTGAACTGATACGTCCCGTAGGATTTACCGCCGGGGTCGCCGTAGCCGTCACTGATGCAGGCCGGGTCGCCGTTGCTTTCGTACTGTGCGCTTAATTCTCCTAACATAGTCATCATCCTTTCGTTTTTTCTGTGCTATTTGCCGCTGTAGGCGCGTTTTGCGGTTGTACCGGCATTGCGTGTGGCGCGGAGTTGAAACGGCTGTCATAGCCGTATTTCGTCCAGCAAGCTTTACCAAGGCCGACGACGGTAGCGATACCACCGATAACGGCCGTCACGCCGCTCCAACAGCTCATTAATTCAAAGTGTGTCCCCCTTAGTGCGTTACTCCAGTAGCCGAAAAGCCAGCTGAACAGCACAAGGAACAAAAAGACCATCATAAGGATACTCATGATGATGATTAATTGGAGCCAGTGTTTCTGACCCCACTGGCCAAGGGCCACGATTCTCTTTTTCATTTAACCACCTGTGATTTTCTCGATACTTTCTTCAATATCTTCGATACGGCGCGTGTTATCCTGCGTGGTGTCCTTGATGCATTGCACATCCTTTTCCAGCTCGTGCCGGTGTTCCCGCTCCCCCTGGATAGTCTTGTCTAATTCAGCCAAGGTATCGTTCACCTTGAGGAGCGTTTCCTTGAGTGGGGCCGTGAAGGCCTTGCAAATCCATATCATCCCGCCGGCCAGCGCACTGCCAACGACAATGAATTCTCCAACTTCTACTGTCAAAATATCACCACCTTGTTATAATCATTCAAAAAATGGAGTGATACACATGAGATTACCGAATGGATACGGAACCTGTTATAGACTGCCGGGGAATCGGCGGAGGCCGTTTGTCGTGAAAAAGACCGTGGATGGAAGACAAAAGATATTGGGGTACTTCGATACATTTGAGCATGGAATCGCCTACCTTTCGTCTATCAATGAGTCGCCACTATTGGACGACGATATTACTTTCAGTGAGCTGTTCGCCCGTTGGAAGGCTACTAAGTACGACAGGCTGTCCCTGTCCAGCCGTAAGAGCTACAATAACGCATACCGCCATTGCCAGAAGTTGCATGACATGCCGTTCCGTCGTATCCGTTACGGCCATTTGCAGGACGTCGTGGATGCTATTCAAGCCGGATATTGTACCCAGAAGAAATGCCGCGGACTCATGGGGCAGCTGTACAAATACGCCATCAAATACGATATTGTCACCACGGCCTACGCAAGATATGTAGAGCTAAAGCCGCATATACGCAAGTATAAGAAAAAGCCGTTCACCGTCCGCCAGCGCAATAAATTATGGCGCGCTGTGGATACTATGCCGGCCGTGCAGGACGTGCTTATCCTCATCTATACCGGGCTTCGTATCGGCGAATATCTCCGATTGACGCCGCAAGACGTGAAGTGGCGGAGCCATTATTTCATTGTCCGACAGTCAAAGACCGCCGCCGGAAAGGGCCGCGCCGTCCCGATTCACAAGGATATTTACCCATGGTTCGTACAACGGAAGAATCAAGCCTATATCTGCCAGCATGAAGACGGAACGCCTTATACCTATGACGCCTTTCGCCGCCGCTTCGATAAAATCATGGATGCATTTGGCATGAATCACACGCCCCATGAGTGCCGACATACATGCGCCTCGATGCTTGACAGCTCCGGTGCTAACGATACCGCCGTAAAGAAGATTCTAGGCCACGCCTGCCGGGGAGTTACAAAACATGACTATACCCATAAGACCATTCACGAACTACGAAAAGCCATTGATTCTATTTAGCTGTCGGGGAATTGCCTAAAGAATCTACATATAATATATTATCAGTCAATCAAGATGGCGGATTAAAAACAGCGGCTTGTATAGACGGTGGCGCGTATGCAGGCCGGGTGGTTGTAGCTTGCAGTGATGTTCATTTTGGCGGTGGGGCACGTCACGCCAATATAAGCCCTAGTATTGGCGCTTATATCTGGAAGCGAACCGTGTGACTGTCGGGGAAATGCCTAACCATAATCACGAAACAAATGAAGATGCCGCGGGGCTTTTTGAGGGCTGGGGGTCCAAATCACAAGATGGCTGGGTCACAGCGGCAAAGCAAAACAATAATGGTGGGACATACCGAACGGCTACAAGCGGTGGTAGTCAGTACCACAATAATTTATCTCCCTGCGTTGCGTCATATATCTGGAAGCGTACCGCGTAGCTGTCGGAGAATTAACTCCACACGGGCACCCTATTCAATATAAAGACACCGATGGGAATTATATTCCGCAACATTCTACTAATATAGCATCCGTAAGAATTGGTTCTGGTATTTACGAACCGCTTATAAACGGTATCCTTACGGATATAATAACAGGTAATTACACGGATGATGGTAATCTTATCGGGGTTAAAGGCGAAGGGAAATACCACAACAATGTATCGCCGTGCATCGCTGCCTATGTGTGGAAACGCAAGGTTTAAACCGTCCGACGCCATATATAAGCTGAAACGCAAGGGGTAGTATTGTTGTGCCTTTGGTTATTACCAAATTCGATACGATAGCCATAAACAACCCCGTTGCGGTCTGGGCCGTTAGTAACATTCCCTGATTTATCGCCAAAATCTGTACCGACGAAAACCCCGTTTGCAAAACGCGTGTGATAAGAAGGAACAGCGCAACCGAATGTACCTTTAATTTCCGGCAACTCCCCGACAGCTAGGCGGTACGTTGCCAGATATATGCAGATATTACAGGGCCTACATTATTGTGGTACTGGTCGTACCCAGTAGCCCCGATATGTAACGCGTAGGGTACTCCCTTTTCGGGTGTGCTTGCGTTTATAAGTGCTTGTTTCCAAGAATTATTGTTTCCAGTATTTACAGCACAAAAATTTTCATCGTGATATGCCGTATGTGAATGATTCGCCAATTCCCCGACAGTGAGTTGGTGTTTGAACTCGCCCGATTTTTGCCCTGCCGTGAAGGTCAGCGTGCTTCCATCTTCTGCCGTGGCCGTACCTTGTGCTACGAGGCCGTAGCCAGCGGGCAGGGCTTCCCACGTACCGAAGCCGAGAATATCTGCCGGGTTGCTACTATTTGTAAGGCTGACGTAGACGGAGCCGACGGGATACACGGCCTCCAGAATCTGCTCTTTGAGATTGTCGATAGCCGTCTTATTGGTCGCCACGTCGGAGTTGAGATTGTCGATAGCCGTCTTCATCGTCGTGATGATTTCTTTTACGGTTTTAGTCAAATCTATTGCAACATTACTCATTCGTTACAATCACCTTCTGTTCTTAACGTGTTCTTTTATGTCAATAGAAAAGAGCAGGATAACGGCTAAACTACGCGGTTTATCACTGCTCTTTATGTGTTCTTTATCGTAAATAACGCAAGAATGGCTTAACCACGCCGATCATTAGGACATATACGGCGCAAGTTCTTCCTCGTTCTTGCAATTATTGATGGCGTCGCGGATACCCATGAACCACTCGTAAGCCGCAAGCTGTTGCGTTCTGGCGGCTTCTCCGGCTTTCATCAGCTGTTCTTTCGTTACATCAGCCAGGACGATACTATTAGACGAGTCGCGCACCTTATACGGCCCTTTGTCTTCAATCAGTGTAAGAGCAATCTGCCATTCGCGCTGGCTGTTTTCGTCGGTACTGAATTGTAGGTCATCTACCGTGACAGGGGCTTCCTTCTTGGCAAGGTACTTGCTGTACTGCATATTAAGCGCCTGCGCCTTTAATTCGCTGAGTGTCGGCGGTACATATTCGCGCTTCGCTTTGGCTTCGATATAGGCCGTTATGTTGTCGATATAGCCGTCATATTCGGCGCTAGGATAATCTTTAAAGTCGTCATCCACGAGGCACTGTTTCTGGGTGTCGTCGTAAATGACTTTAATAGGCAGGTCAGCAAGGCCGCTGTCTGCCTTGAAGTGTTCGGCAGTATCGCTATACTGCTCATTATCTTTAATGATAAGCACATCATTATCTAAAATCTGAAAAACTCTCATAAAATCTCCTTTCTCTACCGATGAACTAGCGGCACATAGCCATGGAATCAGCATAGCTAGTGCTGGTAATCACCGGCATAAAATAAACTCAAAATCAAGAGAGGCACGCGAACCAGATACCCCGGGTAGTGGCTGGGGCACTTCGGGTAGCTACTACACGGAATATGATGGCACTCATGCCCACGCAGCTACTGCGTCCGCTACTGGTAACAATGTAAAACACAATAATATGTCGCCCTATGAGGTCATTTATCGCTGGTATCGTAGCTCCTAGCCTATTCTTTTCCAGCGTTGTACCGTTTCATATGGCTGGCGGTTTTCGTGGGGTAAACTTCCACCAACATTACTAACAGAAATGATGTGTCCATGTGTAGCATTTACAGAAATTGTTGCGCTATCCCCCCTCCCAGCGTTGCCACCTGATTCTGCACTAAAATTTGGATTGTTTGCGTCGCGGCAGTTAATAATCCCTGTACTTATTTGACCGGTGCCATATCCATTCTTTTCCCATGATGATTCCCCATATAATGTGGGTGTATTTGTAACTGCTGCATGGCTGTGTTGTGCTAATTCCTCTGTAGTGAGTTGGTGCTTCGCTTCCCCGCCTGTATCGCCGAGGTTATAAGTATACGTCGTACCGTTTTCGGTATAACTGCCAGCGGCCACCAGCACGCGGCCTGCATCCATCTTGACCCATGTCGTACCAGTCCATAGGCTATTGGGGTCGTCGGTCGTCGTGGTTTCCCAGATACTGCCGACAGGATGGACGATGTCGATGACTTCTTTAACAGAACGTTGCTGTACCTTCTTCCATGTGCCATCTGCCGACAGGTAGTAGTCGGTCTGCGTCCCTTTGGCCGGGGCCGGGACAAGGCCAGCCGCACCGGCGGCGGTAGAGGTGGCCCCCTTGAAATTCGTAACACTCTTCACGCCGGTAGTGACGGCGTTATCGACGTAAGATTTAGACGGTACTAATTCCCACGTTACCGGGCTTGTAGACGTCAATTTATAGATATTGTTACTGTCGTCGGTACGCATACACTGCATCCCGACAGCAAGGTTCGTCGTCGGGAACGCCGTGCCGGAGAACGTACTGGCTACGGACTGAATGTTCTTGTCCGCTTTCTCCAGGTACGTATTACAGGCGTCCGTCGTGACCAGTTCGTTATATTCCTGCATATTACCATCCTTTCGCAACCCACGAGACGATGCCCGTTGTACGGTTGCCGGAACTATTCAGTAATTCGATTTCAAAGTAGCGCCCTTTGTCGTCCTGCCCGTCGGTCGTGAGGATATTCGGTACGGGCGTCGTCGTGCCTGTGCCGCCCTTGACCATGGCGTTGACTTCCGGGGCGTTATAATAATGCTTGTTGTAATAGACTTTCGTGGCCGCTGCCGTATCCTTGATTTCAAGCTGCCCCTTATCATCGGTATCGTCGATATCAACGTGCGGCGATACATCGTACAACAAAGGCTGTGCCTGCGTGGCCTTACTGACCACACGGAGCTGCAAGAGGGCTTTTTCGTATTCGTAGTCCCCTACGTTGAAGTCCGTGAACTGTTCATACAGTGGCGGCGTATCCGACATGGCTGTAAAGTCGTCCATTTCCTTGAACGATGAGAGTACCTGCACCGACTCGACGTAGGAGTTACTGGCCCTTACGAACGCGTCGTACAGGGCAATATCTTCGGCCGGGTTCTTGCCTACATCCCGTGTTAGGCCGTCGCCGATACGGGCCAGGTCCTCGAATCCACGAATGAAAACCATATCCCGGTTAAAGGACTCGTCGGTTCCCACAGCTTCATGCAGGGTGCGTTCGAGTTTCACTAGCCGTTTATCGGCGATGGCGATACGATCATCACGAATGGCGTAGATATTCCGGTACACCTTATCGAGTGTTTTCAGCTCTTCCCGGAAGGTTTGCACGGTCTGCCATATCTTTTTATAGTCGTCCCGTACATAGAATCCATCGAACTGCGTCGACGTGGCATGTTTGGCGATGTGTTCCATGGCCTTTACCTGTTCACGTGCCAATGTACGCATATCATTCCGCCATTCGTCCATGATATGCAGTCCCTCATACAGCTCATGTTCTATTGCCTGTCGTTCCTCCTCGATAATAGCCAGGTCTTCCCCTTTATTTAATCGGGAGGCTCTACGCAATGAATCCATAAAGCTAAAGGCGTCGTCCAGCTGTTTAACGGCCGCCTTCTTCACGGCTTCTGTGGTCCGGATATCTTCTGAAATGTGGATGAGGAATAACACATTATCCCAGTATATTTCCGTCGTATGAATCATTTCGCTACGGACAACCTCAAGGGCTTTGTTTTCGCCGTCCGTGAATGTCACTGCCATTTCATCGTATTTCGGTTGTGCGTGGCTCATATATCGTTCTATAGCGGTTATGGTTTCCTGGAACGCCCGTGACAATTTTCTTGGGAGTGCCAGGGTTATCCGTAATGATTCCGGCCTCGTGGCGTGTATGAGCTTGTTGTGATACTCCGCAATGGACAACGTTTCCTGTACCGAACGGAACCAGTTGAAAAAGGCCGTCGCATCGTCGACAATGATTACCGCTTCCCACGGATTGATGAAAACAGCCTTGATAGGCCGTTCCTTCACGGCAATATCTTCGGATGTTTCCTTCCGTGTCTGCGATTTTTCCTTATCCGCGACGAGAGCTATTTCTTTCGCCGTCCGCTTCCATATGTTCGCCCTTCTATATGCTTCTGTGAGCTTCGTTAGCTCATGTTTAGATATAGTTAGCCGCTTATAATTTTTATCGCCTATATGGAGCGAATAGGCCTGTTTTTTGGCGAATTGGTTTTTCCCGTTGTCTTTCAGCGAAAAAGACTCCCTTTTCGTCCCCAATGCCATACCGCTCTTCTTGATTTCCAGTATTTTCAGACTTTCGAGGCAGTGCATATTGAATAACACGTTATCCCAATACGTTTCCCGAACGGCCCATGCGTCCTTTAATCCGATGATACTGGCACTCTTCCATTTGTCTGCCGTATGCAGGCTTTCCAGCGGCCGGGTATTGAAGAGATAATGGTACAGCTCATCAACGGGTGTCGTGATAGTGGATACCTTGTCGTTGATTTCGGACGCTCTATAATATCTGAGTGCGGTATCGAATATGATTCCAGGTTTTCCATGCCTTCTGTCGTATTCTTCCAGCAGCCAGACGTTTTCCTTATTCGTCGCGCTGTACGCCGTTTTGCCAAAAGCATCAAGCGTCCTGCTGGCACGGCTGTCAGATAAGGTGAACGTGGTATCTGCCAGCTTGTACAGCGTGAACGTTTTGGCAATATCCATAGGCGTTACGACAAGGTGAACTGGAAAGTCGTCGTCATGGTATCGTCAGCGGCTTTGTTGATGACGTCGAATACGACGCGGTCGAGGAACGTGCCACCGCTTGCGGCGTTGCAGATACCGGCTTCCGTGATGGCACCGGTAGCTTCCCCGGCGTCAAAGGTCGTCGTCAGCGTGAAGAGTTTCGTGCCGGAACTATGAGCGTAGCTGGCCGCTTTCCGCTTGATTTCCGTAACCAATGCAGTCTGTGTAGCGCCAACGGCGGTCGTGCCTGTGCCAACTGCCGTATACCCCATGACGGCCGGGCGCGTCGGGTTGGCCATAGCGGCGCAGATATAGTCAAACCCGCCGTTCAAGATAAGGTTGTCTTTATGGCGGGTTTCTACGTCGCCGTTGGCGTGATGGATGACAACGTTCAAAGAGCCTTTGATTTTCATTTCGTCTTTATTCATGTGCTTTTACTCCTTTGGGTTAAAGAAAATACGATCAAATGCACTACACGGCGGAATGAATGCCTTTATGTATTTGGTCGTATCAAGGTCGAATTCGCGGATAAAAAAAAGCCGCTTGTCGGCGCTCTGTGCGAGTCCGAAAAACAGCCAGTCCCTATCTGCGGTATCAATTTGTAAGCTGAGTATCCGTTCATTCACGGTATCCCGTACATAGAACGAGTCAGTCCGCTTGTCATAGCCGATATACAGCGTAATATCGCGCCATATGCCGTCAGCACCTAAATGCTGTGCTTCGTAGCTGTTGACGGTGAAAGTCATATCCTTGACAGCGATGTAGTCCGCTTGGTTCGGCTTATTTCCGCGCATCTCTGCAATGAAGCAGTCCGTGAGCGGAGCCGTCTTCTTGAACCAGAATCCGATTGAGAACGTTTCGGGGATACTGCATGAGTATTCCAGCTGGCCTACATCGGTGATGAGTGCGCCGTCGTTCCAGCGTACCGGGGCATAGCTTGTGTTCTTTTCTGTCAGCAGTGTGCCGCCCGTAGCCTTACTCGTGCCGTCGATAACAGCGTCAAAGGTATCATCGGTCTTGCCGGTATATCGGGCTATCTGCTTTTTAAGCTCTACGCCGTCAAGGTCGCCAAGGATGCCGCATACCAGGATATGCGACGCCTCGTAGCTGTCGACGGTGAAGGTCATGTCGCATACCCTTAACGTCTGCTCCGTGACGGAATTGATTTTGCAGTCAATCCAGTTACGGGCCTTTATCTTCTGCGGCAACGATACTTTCATGAGGTATTCGCCGTTGAAGGATTCCTTTTCCAGCCGCAAGCCTTCCATGGCCGCGTTGTAGTGCATGTTCGTCTTTATCCCGCTATAGCCCAGCTTGTATTGGTTATAGTCGAGGATGACGTTCTTATTGATTTCCGGGTCGCTGGAGAGGTAATACCAGGACGCATCCACGGAATAGTTGCCGTGGTCGTCGACGGCCTTTATCATGAAGTAATAGTTCCCTTCGTTCGGCCGGATATAGCGATATTTGTTGACCTTCGAGCGGAAGATTTCCGTGCCCTGCTCCCATTCCTGCGTCTGCCCGACTTTCACGACGTACTTGATATTGTAAATAGATAAAGCATCCCAGTAGAAATACAGGTTGGCCCCGTTCTTTTCTACCCAGAAGCCTGTGACGTTCGGGACAAAACAGGATAGGTAAGCACGTTCCCCTTCGCCGAATTGGTCGTAATAGGCGATATACACCTCTTTGATATCCGAGTTCGGATACAGGAAGACGTTATCCACGGTCTGATACTTCACGCCGTCTATGTACAGGTTAGCACCGATACAGTTAGACGGTATCTCCAGGAAGGTAATGAGTGTCCCTTCATTGTTCTTGGTAAAGGATATGTCAGACGGTGCGGACGGCCTCCGTTTGTTATACGTGATTGTCCGGCCGTTTGATACCTTGCCGTGCTTGCTGATGGCGAACAGGTATATCTTGCCGCTGGCCGTCGTGGGGATAGACAGGCTGGATGTAGCCACGGTCTTTTCCAGCAGGCCGTATGCGTTGCCGACGTCGGCATTGGTACGGACTTCGTAGTAAGTCAGGTCGGCGTCGTCGACGGCGTCCCAGTTGAGTACCCCGCCCAGCCGGTCGAATGTCAGCGTGAAGTTCCGCGGCATGGGGAAGTCACCTTTGGTGCTGGCGTCTACGTCGTCTGCCGTAAAACCGTTAGCTACGTTGACCTGTTCATTAACGGATTTCAGATACTTTCTTAACAGGGATATCAGCTGTCTGCCGTCGCCTTGTATAGCGGTCGGAAGGCCGGGAAAGGTCAGTACTTGCTTCTTATACTCAGCCATAGCGTCAACTCATTCCTGCGCTGATTGCCTGTTGCAAAGCGTTGACAATGTTTGTATCCTGGCTGATATCGTACTCATTTTCATTGAGCGCCAGAAGGACGGCCGATTTGACAATGATGTCATTGATAGCATCGTGATTGAACGGCATATCCTTTGTGGTACTTTCGATGACGGCAGGCGTTGCGAAATATCTGAATTTCACAGCGGTAATGTCCGGGTCGGTGATATGCACGGTCCCGGCTGTCATGGCCAGGGGATACGTCCCGCAAGCGCTCATATAGTTCTTGGGGATGGAATCGCCGTCCCTCATGGTCGTTTCCTCTACGAGTACCGGCCATTTAGCCCCAATGAGCAGGCTTCCCATCTGTTGCGTGGCGGTATTGAGGAATTGCAGGCAACGTTCGTCGCTGTATTCCTTGCTGATATCGTGCGTCTCCTGCCGGATACGGGTAATGGCATCTTCTACTTCCATTCAGTCACCCCCTAGCAGATGAACGGCATACGCTTTTCTGTGTTGGCGTATTTCCGCATAGGTACGACATTGGCCAGGGCCGCTTCCACGGCCTGTTGCATGGTATCGCCGTCCGGTGTCTGTGTGAGGACCATACAGGCCAGCTTGCACAAGGAATCAAGGAAGACGGCTGGCAGGTCGATTTTCCCGGTATCGAGGTCAGTGATACTAAGGAACGCGGCGTTATAGAGCATATCCACGTCTTTCACACCGGCATAAAGCTTATTGCGGAATATCTTGTATTCATCCCAGCGCGGCGGCCGGATAGCGTCTCCTGGATGAAGGTCGCGCCCGTGGCCGTCAACGATACGGACGAGAGTAAGGAAGTCGTCGGGCAGATCTACACCGGTAATTGGCAGGTCGATATGCTCTTTCGGCGTCGGCTTTACAGCCGTTTCGTCGGACGGGTCCGTCGATAGACTGGCGTTGTACTCGTCAATCTCCGCGTTCATGTCGTCCTGCCGGTAGTGCTGGACCTTTTCGAGGAAGTCGCTGTTGATGTAGTACTGATTGACGTAACGCAATACTTCGTTGATGGCCTGGAGGATGTCATAGTCGCTGTACTGGACTTCGTTGTTATCCCCCAGTTTATAGCGGATGAGCTGTTTGAGTGATTTCGCGGTAATCATCCCAGCAACACCGCCCCACGCCACGTACGTTTCTTGTGATTAACAGCGAATTGTTTCCACACACTAAAGAATTTTTGAATGTAGTACTGGTATTTCGCCTGGTTCCCTTCTAATTCCGCCCTCTTGGCGCAGATGAGCCACGGGTCGAATCCCCAGAATTCTGGCGGGATGAAGCCCATGAGCTGAATCCGTTCGTTCTTGTCGCCAGCCCAGCCGCCGTTGTCAATCTCATTGACGCGCCGGGCCGCATCCACGGCACTTGATACGTCGACAGTATTCCGCAAGCAGATTTCGTTGCCGTTCTGGTAAATCTTCTGTTTCGTTATCATTCAGAGTCACCACCTTTTATATAAAAAGAAGGGGCGTCATGAACCCCTTCTCTTATGGAATTGACTATCGCTTAATGTCAACGATGGAGCAGCTTGCTTTAGGCTGTGTGCCTTTGAGACCCAGGCTGGCTTCGATGACGAATTTTTCGTACGTGCCGTCTTTACTGAGTTTTTCGGGCGGTACTTCGTGCGGTTTGTCGAGGTACTTCATATCCCAGTAAGACAGGTCGAGGATGTCGATACGGTTGTCCGGGTAGATAGGGTGGACGTTAGCATTGACAAGGCCAAAGGCGCCCTGGTAGGACGTAGCGAATTCCGTGGCATCGGCCTTTTCATTGCCTTTGCGCGTAGCCGTCATAGTAGCCAGGACGAGCTTGATGAATTCACGGTACTTAGACGAGGACATATACGCCTGCGTAGGATGGCCGCCGCGTTTGGACGTCATTTCCATAGCGTTATTGATGTCGTCGAGGGTGTACGTGCGTTTCTTGCCTAAAGAGAGGACGTTGTTCGTTACAATCTTGACGTTCGTGCCAGCGGCCGACAGGGTGACCTGGTCGTCTTCGATGTTTTCGATAGCGCCTTTCTGCGTATCAAAGATGGTCAGTTTCTTGCTGTTGGTGCTGTCTACGCGTACGTAGTAGTACAGGCCGTCTTTGAGGCCCGTCGGCATGGTGTCAGCGACAAAGTAGCAGATATCGCCGGTAGCCAGGTGTGTTTCCGTGGACGACGTGATAGTGTTATCCGTGGTGGATACGGTGACGTCGATGAGGTTCTGCTGCATGAAGAACGGTACGCCGCCGGAACGGGGCTGTACCGTGGTCGAACCGTCGACTTTATTCGTGGAGTTGACGAGCATGTATTCAATATCCTGTGCCAGGCCCGTATAAGCATCGTAACGGAGGTCCGCAAGTTCGGAGCCGTGTTCATTCTGGTACGCTTTCTGGACTTTATTCTGTGCATCGGATACCATGCCAGTCTTCTGGAAGAACTGGACGTTATTCGACAAGCCTTCGATGGAGCCGCCCGGCTGGAACTTGTAGTCTTCCATTTCGAGGTGGGCGTTATCCTGCGGCGGGAACAAACCTTTCGTCATCCAGGAAAAGTTCATGGCTTTTGCCGGTTCGGAATCACCGAATTTGGAGTAGAATAAGGTAAGTTCCGGGGTAATATTGGTGAGGATAGGGCTGATATCCTCTGCATGGCCGATAGCGTCGTAGGTGTACGACTGGTTGGCCGATTTATTCAAGTTTCTCTGTACATCATATGCCATATTTTTTCATCTCTCCTTTATCTGCCGCTGAGGCCTGCGATGAACGCGCGGCGTTCGCGGACTGTCATATTTCGCATCTGTGTAAAATCAATGGGTTTGGCCGGTGCTTTTGCGCCCGTGCCAGGCTGTTCGACTTTCGGGACCGGTACTTTCTTCGGCTGCTTCGTCAAATCATTCGCTTTGGCGTAGTATGCCGTGCGGCATTTGTCGTAGTAGCCTTCTAGTACTTTGCACTGCGTGGTGTTGATATTCCCACCCTGGAGGGCTTTGATAGCATCCCCAATGACAGCGGCGTCTTTATACGGCATTGTCTGATAATAACTGTCCATTAACTGATTAATGTCGGCAAAATGAGGTTCTTCGGCCTGTTTCTGCTGCGTAAAATCGGCAATACTCTGATAAATGGCCCGCTGTTCGTTCTGTGCGGCCTGCGTCCGCATCTGCTGCTGCTTGATAGCGCCAATAAGTTGCTCCTTGTAGTAGGATTTGGCTGTATTGAAATGCGCTACCTTCTGTTTCACGGCGTCGTCGTCGGAGTATTCGGCGGTATCAATATCGTCCTGCGTAATGCCAAGGGCCTTCATGGCCTGGTCAGTCGCGGCCTTATCAATATCGGCGAACATCCGCTTTTGCTGTTCCAACTGCTGTTGCTGGGCCTGCATCTGCAAGGCCTGCTGCTGTTGCTGGTACTGCTGTTGACGGCGTGCCTGTTCCTGCTGATACTGTGCATATTGCAGTTGATACTGCTGGGGGATACGGCTTTCATTGACGTTCCCCTGTGCGATAGCTGTATTCAGTTCGTCCAGCGTGTACGGTTCGGTGTGGATGAGCGGTTCGGGCTGTTTTTCGGCAGCTGGTTCGGTTGCCGCCGGTTCGGCTGGTTTCGTTTCCGTCGGTTCGGTTGGTTCCGCGGGCTGGGATTCCGGCTCATCCTGTGCAGGCGGTTCGTCTGTCTTTGTTTCTACTGGTTCCGTCGGTTCGGATTTCGCGGCGGAAATGCGCTTCCTGCCGGTGCGCGGGTCTGTCACGAGGTATAAAGACTCCGGCTGTGATTCCTGGGCGGTGCCCGCGACGTTTCCGTTGGTAGTTGTTGCCGTGGATACATCTGTCGTTTCTCCTTCTGCAAACAACTGTAAATTAAAGTCAATCACGTCTATTCTCCTTTCTGGTTGCGCTTTTGCTTTGCAATATCAATGATTCCTGTCATGTAGTGGTACAGCCTCATAGCGGCCCGGTAGTCGCGTTTTACGTCGTCAGCGGGCTTCGTGGGGCTGTCCAGGTCCTTTAGGGCTGTCTGCTCTTCAATTTTCAGCCAGTCGTCGAGGAAAGACTTGAGATCTTCCGCCTGCTGGCCCTTCGTGATGAGGTCCGCTAAATATCGCTTCTGGGCCGCTTCATCGCCGCTCCGCATGGTATCGAGTAAGGTCTTTAGTTTACTGTCCATTCATGGGGCCTCCTTGCTGGGGTACTTGCGGGGCTTGCGGTTCCGGCTGCGCCGGTGGGGCTTGCGGCGTCATCTGCGCCAGCTGGTCCCGTGCAATCTTCTCGATCATGGCCTGTGGGCTGGTATTGCCTGCCGTCCGGGTGTTGATGATATTCACCTGCGCGTCAAGCGGCAAATCGTTCATGTTCGCCCGGATAGACGGGATGGACGCCACGGCGGCCTTGCCTTCGTAGTCGGCCTTCTTCAAGGTCAACTGCTTTTGCAGGTCCATAGTTTCCTGCGCCTGTGCGGCCTGTGCGGCCTGTACGGCCTGCTGTGCCTGCATCTGCTGGGCTTCCTGCGAATCCGGGTCCAGCAAAATGCCCTGCGTATTCTTGAGGCCCATTTCTTCCAGGAGCGCCGTGCCTGCGGCGTAATAGCTCTTGGGAGTTGCTACGCCTGCCTGTGACAGTACGGGATATACGTTGCTGAGGAGCATCATATAGCTCTGTATCCGTGCTTCCTTCGTCCCTGCGCCGTTACCGACGTTGATAATGAGGTCGTAGTCGATGTCAAGGTCTTCGCTCTTGACGGAAACTTCTTCGTCTTTAAAACGGAAGGTCTGCACCGGTTCGCCGTACTTCTTGTTGAGCAGGATAAGGAAGCGAACCATGGGTACAATCCAGTTTTCTGCGAACAGCCTGGCAATCAACCGTATGCGCTTATCTGACTGGCCGAGAATGGCCGTGATACCCGTGGCCGTGCTGTTGAGGCTGTTGGCGTCTAAGCCTTGATTGTACTTCGTACTGCCGGTACGGTTTTCCAGCTCGCTTTCGGCGTAGTTGACAAGGTCCATCGTGAGCGGTGAGATATTCGCCGGCGGCGGGTTCGCTATAGCTGCGTTCGGGTCGCCCTTAATCGGGACGTACTCATCGCCGTTAAGCAGGGCGTCCATATCCATTACCGCCGTGAGGTCGATAAACTTCTGCTGGTCGTTGTTCTTCGCAACGTTGATGACAATCTGCTTGATAAGCGCCGTCTTTAGGTCCTGCAAGCCTTCTACCTGCTCAGCCATGGCCATGTCGGCGAATATCTTACGGCTTTCCCGTACACTGCCCATTGCGAAAAATGGAGCAATATCGAACTCATTGGTTTGGATGGATAACGGTGTATCGCCGACACAATGGACAATCAAATGCTCGTAGATGCCATCGTCGTTATAGTCCACGTCTACATAACACTCGTACAGCTCGACGTCCTTAGACGCGTTATCGCCGTCGTTCGGCCGCATATGGTCGTCGGACAGCTCTTTGTTGATGTACTCGTCAGCAGAGGCGTACTTCGTATCGCCTGACGCTTCCAGCGCTTCATCGACGTTCTGATAAGTCCCGTCTTGTTCTTTGCGCTTGAGATAATCGCCCTTAACAATCTTTCGGTGTGCCACGAATTTACACTTTTGGAGTGCGCTGGCTTCCGGTGTGAAGCGTAATTCCGTGGGTGGTACATACTCGACAACCGGGTAGTTAGCCGTGACTTTGACGTGGTCGAACTGCACTTCATACAGATCCGGCGCGTCTTTCAGCTGCTTGACTTTCTGTATCTCGATTTCGCCCGATAACGACGCTTGCGTGAGCATCATCGCTTGTTGCATGTCGTTCACGTCGAACATGAGCTTGTAACGCGTGCGGTCTTCATCCCGCTTCCACCATACCTTAGCGACGCCTAAATTCGTCCCCAGTGCGTCGTCAATGACGTCGTTGACTAAGGACGTATAGTTGTTCTTGCGGGTAAGCTGGTATTCGACAAGGTGCTGTATATTCGTGGCCGTATCGTCGTTTTGGATGGTACTGCCAGCGATAGTAACAGGCGATTCGTTGCCGATGAAGACTTCTACAAGGCTGGGCTTCATCCACTCAACGATGTTGTTGAAGTCCATGCTGACGAATTTACTCTTTTTAGACAAGTTCGGCAGCTTCTTTTCGTACAAGTCTTGCTCGCCGTTGCGGAGCTTGCGGCGGTGTATCAGTTTTGGCTCTACAGTACTCTCGTAGTACTTCTTCGCGACGTCGATACCGTCCTTGACGCTCATCATGATCTTCTTGACTTCGTCATCTTTGAGCGTGTCCAGGGATACCGGTTGTTCTTCCGGCTCTGCCTGCTGTAGCAGCCAGTCCGTCACGCTCATCTGCTGCGGAGCATCCCGGCCGAACAATCCGCCTGTATCCTGTGCGGCGGACAGGCTCTGGTTTAAATCCTCCATCTCATCACCTCGATTGATAGCTAAATAAGGCCCCCGGTGGGGCTATGGGGCAATGCGCGGGCTTGAACCGCGATAGCTTATAGCTGGTTTACTTTAACCTACATCGCCATGGTGGCGGGGTGGGTGGCCCCGCCGATGATAGAAGGGAGCATGTTACCGTGGAGTCGCCCTTGTCCGGTGCGGCGTCGCTCCACGCATTTACATGTACCCGGCCCGGCGCGTCTTGCCACGGGTCATCCGCTTCCACTTGTCTGCCATGGACGTGTTGTCCCGGTAGAGCTTGGCACAAAGGTATGCCAGACAGTCCATTAGATGGCTGTATTCGTTCTTTTCCGGCTCATCCAGCGTCCGCCCGGCTACGACTTTACGATGATACCCGCCCGTAAATGCTTCGATGAGCATCTGACAGCGCGGGTCCAGCTGTAAGAGCGGTTTCCCGTCGGGCGTAAGTGTCGTGAGATAGTACCGTACCGCTTCACTGCGGCCCGTCTGCGTGAGTTCGCCCGGTTCGACGATAATACCGTAACGGTCGCGTAAGATTTCGTTCGCAGTCTTTTCGTCGCTCTGTGCGCGCTGGTTGCCTGCCGGGTCGCCGACTGCCGTATACTCATACCCGCTGTAAAACGTCTGTAATTCAGCTTGTACGGCACGGCCGTGGGCCAACATCCCGCAATCCCATGATTGCAATTCAGATAAGATGAGCAACTGTCCTTTAGCCGTTGTCTGTGCAATGATGGTAGCCGGGGTAAGCCCATAGTCAAACGACAGGAGCAGCGTCCGCCCGTCAATCGGGTGTAATTCTTCGTTAGCGACGTGGCGGTTGTAATCAAATTCCGGGTAGTATTTCGGCTCAGCGCTGACCGTCCAATTGATTTCGTATTCGCGTTCCCAGCCCTCGGTTGTCGTGCCCCTTTTTTCGTGCGCTTTCCATTCTTCACTGCGTTTGTTGGGGTCGGCAATGTAGTGTATACGTGCAATGTACACGCCGTTGCGCCGGTACTCATGCACTCCTTTCAGTACATCATGCGCTTCTTGCTCTTCTTCCGGCTCGTCCTCGTTTAATTGACCAGTCACCAACTGGCAGAAAAATCCAGGATTCGCTGACGAGTCAATGAAGATGCGGCCACCGCCTTCAATCGTCGGACGGAGTGAGTTCCATGTCGCTTGTGCAAAGTCCCAAAACGCCATTTCTGTGCAGTACACAACCGATGCGGTGTACTGTCGGAGCTGGTCGGCACCTTCTGCGACGGCTCGTAGCTCGACGCCATTGGAGAATTTGATGTAGTCATAGCCCATCTTGGAGCGCGTTTTGCGTTCGACGGCAGGCCATTCGTGGCTCTCTGGCAGGTGCTCGTACAAAAACATGAAGCGGCTGTCCCCAAGCAGGTATGCGCTATCGTCGTATTTCTTAGACTGCACGAATATAGACAGGTTTTTCCCGAACATCGCGTAATGCAGGAGATTAGCCAGGCACCGCCACGTCATCATCATGCGTCGGCTCTTCGGGAAGGCCGCTACCTGCTCGCCATGGATAATCTGATCCACGCGGGCCAGGTAATCAAGCTTCGGGAAATGCTCGACAGCCCCGTTCTTCGCTTCGTTGACCGTGAAGCAACAGTCATTGATAAAAGCCGTCGGGTCGTTCTTCCAGACTTTCCACTCCATCAGCCGCATTAGCTCGACTTTCTCTTTCAAGCTCTTTTTGCTAGTTTTATTCGTTGTTTTTGTTGACTTCATTCTATCAACCCCGGGCTAAGCCAGCCAAATGTGTATAATTATTACTTATCAAGCCCCTCTAGCTTGCTTTCAAGCTCTTTGATACGGGCGTCTACGTCGGCGTCTGTGAGCGTTTCGACTTTGACTGCCCCGCCGTCCGCGCCGGTGATGGCGTTTTCCACGCGGTCACGCCATTCAAGCCGCTTCCGGTTCTTTAGCCAAAATATCTGTGCTGTGGTATTTGGCTGCACTTCTTTATGTACGACTTTCGTCACGACAAGCATGTCGTCGCGCCGTTCTTCTGTGACTTCGTCGTATTTGTACCCCAGCGCCGATTTAAGCAGCGCGTTCTCTACCTGCCGGTCTACAGCGTCCTTTCCTTCCTTTAGGGCCTTGGAAATCTCCGGATACTTCTTTTTCCAGTCATACAGTGTTGATGCGTTGATACCCATATTGGCCGCTATCTGCTCATCACTAAGGCCATCCCTGGCCCATCCTTGCAGTCTAAGCAGTCCTTCCTTTGTCAACCACTCTTGATACTTACCTTTAGCCACTGTATCACCACCCTTTAAACTTATACTTAAAAAATTAAGACCCTGTATGCCGTTCTAAGCGGCTTTTACAAGGCCTTGCATGTATCTGTATGTCTGGTTATTGCTTCTTACTGCCCATCACGTCATCCCACTTCCACGAGATTTCCAGGCAGTCCGTGCCGTGATACCACTTGGCGCTGTACTTCCACATGCGCAGGTAACGTATCAAGGAGTCTACCGCGCAGTCATCGTAGCCCGTGGGCAATACGATCTGCACACTGGCCGCCCCCCTACGGGTGGCTTCATCTATTTTGCGCTGTGCGATAGCAAAGAGATTCATTGCGCTCAGTCTCTGCTGTTCAAATGCTGGCTTGATTTCTTCCATGGCCTTCTCCCGTATATGACAAGAGCCGCCAAAGCAGGAAGGCGGCTCAATGTCTATGTGTTTGTGTAAACCCTTTACAGAGGTGTAACAGGATTGCGGGGACAGTGTGTGCGGCGGAGTGTCATAGCGCCATCTACTAACCCTCTCGCCGCCTTGTCCGATGAGGAGATTCTAGCTTTACGCTAAAACCTTACACTATTATTATACGTGGTTTTCATGCCGGTTATTCTTAGAATAAGCAAAAATAGCAAAAAAAATAAGGCCGGTACTCATGGTATCGGCCTTTCTCCGCTATTCTATTCTTTGTTGTCCTGGTTGAGATTTGGGAAGCAGCTTTCCGGCTTCATCCAGTCATCTACTTCCTGGATTGCTTCCTGATAAGCTTCTTCCACGCCCAGGACTTGCACGGCGTTTAATGTCGCGACCAGGTATGTTTCATGACATAAATCCTGGTACAACATCTCTTTTTGAGAGATATAATCTTTGATTAAATTTACGACGTCTTCTCCATTTTTGAGTCTACGAAACAACGATTCAAGGAAATATGCATTTACTTCAATTTCCTTCTTGGTGTCCTCACGCGATGCGAGTCTACGTTCAAGTTCCTTTTTTACTTCTTCTTTTGCTGTCATGATGTTTGTCTCCTTTCTACTCCCTGGGACTTCCTTGTCCCTCTCTCTGATTATATTGTACTGCATGTAGTACAATGTGTCAAGCGCTTTTTCAAACTTTTTCAGATTTTTCTTTGCAGGCCTGCTGAATGTAGGCCGCCATACTCATGCCAGCTTCATCAGCCCAGGTCTTAATTTGCGCGCGAGTTCCTTTCGGCACGCGGATTGTGATCGATTCGTAGTTTTTTTTAAGCCACTTTTTATTGGCTTTTTTTCTGCTTTCTTCCATTGTATTCCTCCTTTAGCAACCCCCAAATTCTTCATATTACCGCCACGGCAGAAGGGCCGGGCTAAATTTTTTAGATAATAGCCCCGCCGATTTCTCGACGGGGTCGACGTAACTGTTTTATCTATCATCTTGTTCCTTGAAATCCGCTACAGCTTTCCCTAACAGGTCTTTTTTAAATGTTCTCCATTCGCGGTGGTCGATCCACCACGATGCCGAAGTATTTTTATAGTAGTTAGTAGTAAAGTCATTAAGAAAGTCTGCGAAATCGTCTCCAGCGCCTTTGCGAATCGCTGGTTTTTCCTTCTCGAATTCTTCGATTTTTTCTTTGCGAATTTTATTGGCCCACGTGACCTGTTTCTCTGAGCCTTTTAATTCCGGAAGCTCACACTTTATAGCGAATTCTTCGGCTTCCTTTTGTTTTTCTGCTTTGTAACAATCAGGACACAGCCCATATTCTTCAAAATATTTAATTTTCCGTTCTCGTTCTTCGGCTTTCCCGAATACTTCGATGGTTCCTTGATGTCCGCAACTATATGTAATGTTCAACTTCATTTTTTGTCGCTCCTTTCGACTTCTTCCCAGGACTTCCTTGTCCCTCTCTCTGATTATATTGTACTGCATGTAGTACAATGTGTCAAGTATAATTTTAGATCTTTTCAGTTTTTTTAAGTTTCCTGCTTTCTGTCCAATTAAAAGAAGCAAAAAGGCTTGTCTACCAAAAACGGTATGACAAGCCTTTTTGCTTGATCAGGTACTAATCAATTTTACAATTTCAACCCTCGCGGTCAGAATGTATCTGCCGTGACTTGCCTATAGTATAACACGTCTTACAAAATTTGCAATAAAAAAATAGCCCCAGGCCACGCTCGTAACCAGGGGCTGAGGATGATGATGAGCGGCAACCAGTTCTGCTGGCCCCAACGGACAGCCAAGTTGGGCGTCGCAGAATGGAATAAGTGAACCACTCCCGCTTAACGCCTAATGGCATTTGAAGCGGGAGCTTCATAAGAAGTTTGATACATGGACTAACGCCTGACAAACAAGTTGTCAGGATACCCTTATTCTTACAGGCGTGGTCACTTCGCCCCTACTGTATAAGCCCGTAAGGGCTACAACTCTACTTTTCTTGAGAATATTCAATGCACCATTCACATCGGCATTCAATGTTTTGCCTGTCGATGTACAATAAAGTCCACGTTTGACACGCTTGCCACTGAACTCGTATTCCTGCGGGTTGTCAGCATTGTAAACAGGCAGGTCGTCATTATCCCAGAAGCTCGCCTTGGAGGTGTAACTTTCCTCCTGTTCGGTGTAGGCGATACCATACAACTTGCACAGGTAAGTCAACTTATCTCGAAGCTGTCCAAACGGCAGGTTCACAAAATTCTGGTTATTGGCTTTGCCAAGGTTGGAATTTTGTTGGAATGTCACATTATATCCACAAACCAAATTTCCAATGTTATGAGCAAGACAGTATTTGACAACCATCTTTGCCATTTTGGAAATATAGTCGTTGACACGATTATTCCGTTTGTGAAGAATACGTTTCTGCTGTTCCGTCCTACCCTTGCCGAATTTTTGCTTATCCTTGATGGATTGCAGTCGGGCATTCTGCTTGTTGTACCACTGATTGATAGATTTTAGCTTTCGCCCGTCAATGATGAACGAATCTCCTTCAGACGTTACGCAAGTTGCAAGGTTATTCACGCCAAAGTCAATCGCCAGTGCTTTTGATTTATCTAATTCTTTGATTTTCACGACACTTTCATAGGTATACTGGATTTCAAAGAACCTAGCGTTGTTCTTGGGAATTATGCGGATTTCCTTGACCTTTTTGCCTTCCAAAATAGGTGGAACTTTGATTTTGACCTTTGAATGGTCTTTGTTGTAGGCTCTGGAGTAGGGCACTACAAAAATACCGTCACGGATGGAAAATTCTTGAATTACCAAGGTCGTAAACCCATCTTTCGGTAGATAATGTGGAATCTCGACCACACTTGCGGGGTAGCCCTTCTCTTTGATTAACCTCAACAAAGCAAAAAAGGATTTGAATGAGCCGTCCACCTCTTTGAGGAGTTGCTGGCTCATGTTGGCGGCAATCAGCTTGTAATTGTCACAAGTCCTCAGTTCGGCATAAACTTTCTCATAGCCGAGATATTTATGTTCGTTGAAGAAATACTGTCGAACACAGTAAAGTGCCTGATTTGTAAGGTCTTTAGCCGTATGGCAAAGGCTCCGAAGGTTTTCGTAGTCTTCTTTTGACAGGTGCTTGAGTTGTTGTTTGATGGTCAGGTACATTGTTTCGCCTCCCTTCTTATTTTCTACTTATATTATAGCATTTTGGTAGAAAATAGTCAAGAAATAACGCCATCCACCACCCGCCTATAGAGGCGGGTGTCCTCTGGCACGTTATGATAGAAAAAAGGACGGCTCACAATGAGTCGCCCTTCTTTTTTTATTCTATTACGCGGATAAGTCCCAGCTGGCACGCGGCCATTTTAGCCAGCGTCCGCACGTCGTTGACTATCGTATAGTAGGTGTTGCGGTCAATCCCCAACTCTACTGTCGTCGCTTTCCAGCTTTCCCGGCGATGGTATTTGCAGGTAGCTACACGACGTGAAATGTCGTCCAGGGCTTCATATACCCCGGATACGAGTCTAAGCCAGCGTTCGGGCCGTTTGATGACGACGCCGTCACTCAGTGTCACTTGCTTTAGCTCTGTAGCCAGCCGTATGCCTTCCAAGGCCGTCGGGTCCGATACAAAGGCATGGCCGTTACTGCCGCCGCTATGGCCGCCTGTGACGTTCTCCCTGGCTAGTCGTACGGCCCGCTTGATTTCTCGTTCCCGGTAAAACACGAGTTCTATATGCCGCGTCGTGGAGTCAATCGCGGCGCGCTGATTGTGGTGCATGTGCATCCCCTCCCATCGTTACGACTCTCACTATTCCGGCGTTATGGATACGCCGCCAGCACTGTAAGCATGGTTCCGGGGTCGGCAACTCTTTCCCGGCTTCTACGTCCATGCCCCATAAGTATAGGGTAGCTCCCTGCATTTCCCGGCGGCTGGCTGATATGATCGCATTTTCTTCTGCATGTACCGCAAAATTATGGACAAATATGCAAGAGTTATCACCCAAATCAACCGCAAAGTTATGGTAATGCGGAACAGATATATCATATACTTTTTCTTTGCTATGTATTTTTTCTATTTTTAATATCTTGTGATTATAATGAGCTGCGTGTCTTAGCGCCGTTTGAAAATCGCCGAAATATTTAATAATTGTTTTTAGTGTTGGTACTGATATGGCTCCTCTTCTACCTGTGCTTTTATATTTCCTTTGCAGTTCATCATAAATATCTCTCGTTATTTCTCTATTATCGCCTTCTTTTTTCATTCTAAATTGGAGCAATGACAGCCCTTGTGAAATTTTCCCTTGGATCATTCTTTTTCGCATTTCTGTACTACTATTTAGCCTTGCGATTTCGATTCTTCCATTCTCTTTATTTATGGTCATCATATGTTCCTTGAATTCATGATTCATCCAGTTTTTACGCATGTTTTCGCGCCCAACTTTTGACTTTTTATCTCTATATTCGCTATTGGTTTCCAATAACCGTCTCATGGTCTCACGACCTTTGTAGGCATTAGCCTTTAATATTTCGATGCGTTCCGGGGTCATGGATAATTTCGAGTGTTCCCCGCGATCCATCATCATTAAATTGCTAGGAATATTATTGTGCTTATTACCATCAATATGATGTATCAGCCATTTGTTCTTTAAATTCAATTTGCTAAGTTTGTTTGCTGTTTGAAACACTAGTTGATGGGTCGGGGTCATATTGGTTTTACATTTGTTGTTAGCCTTGGATTTTCCTTGTTTTCCCCTAGTCGTATTATTGACTTGCTCGTAGCCATTGTTTAATCGGTAATTATAATACATAGGCATAATACTTTCGCCCTCAACCAATTTTTCGGCTTCTTTATATGTGCAATCTCTTAGCATGATTTTATGATCGCTTGTACAAATTATAGATTTATTGTTGTCAAATGTGATTTTAATTAAATCGCTTCTTTCTCCATTGAAAAGCGCTGTACTTGCAAGCGCTGGAACAATTCTCCCCGTATTTGTGTCGATGGCATATACCCAAAAGTTCTTTTGTTTTTCACTCGCTAGTTCAGCGATAGTTTTATAGGTGCCATCTAATAATTTTATCACTGTGTCTCCAGTCAAACAGCATTTTTCCACCATCTGACCGTGCGGTACTTGATGCAGACGGCGGTAACATTTTCCGGTATCGCAGCAGTTCCGTTCGCCTCGCGGTGCGCCGTTATAACCGGTGCTGACAATCTCGTCGTTGTTGACGATGACAGCCCCGTAGATGCGCCGTAAGCACGTGGCACGCTGTGCTACGGCTTTAGCTATTCCCAAATAGTACGCGTCCTTAGACGGGCGTACATGGCCGTTTTCCATGGGGATGAACGTCGGGATTTCGTTGAATTGCGCGCGGATAAACAGCGCCGCGTCGCACCGGCCTTCTGAATCCAGCTCCCTAGAGATTGCTAACGCCGTTTCCTTGAACTTTTTGTCGTTGCCTTCCACTTTATAGCGGATAAGGGCTAGTATATTCCTGACAACCCATTCTGAGGTGTGAATCACTTCCATTTTCCTGTCACTTCCTTTTCCACATAAAGAACGGTGAACGATGCGCGCCGATATGATGCGCGTCCAGGTCGCGCTTACTTTCTTTCGTTTCCCATGGATAGCGCTTCCTCTTCTTTTCCGCGTACAGCTGCTTTTCCTCATCGCTCATCTGATGAGTCCTTACTTCTCCTGGTGCATACCAATTTTCCATGTATATCACCTATCCTTTCCAGGAAGGCGCCGGGCCAGCCATGTTCCGGCGCCACCTGTCATCAACGCACTATTTCGCGGGTTCATATGTTTCTTCAAAAATGTCTGGCTTGCACGGATACTGTTCACCGTGTACGCCCGTGATGATGTAATCGCCTACACTGGCTTTCATGTCGCCTTCCAGTGTGTGGATAATCATTTCTTTGTCTGTCTGATATGCTTCGATAACTACCGGTTTCTTTACGTATTTAGCCATGTTCTATCTCTCCTTTTTCATTCATGCTTTTACTCATAGCTGCTTTAACTGTTTCTATCATGCAATAATTGATCGTGCGGATTTCGTTGCCTTCTACGGTAAACCGGGCCGGGTAGGCCATAGGGCATTGGCCGTCTCTGACGCAATGCTCCATGGCGTGGTCCTTAGTACACATATGTATGCGGAAGGCTTCTAGCAGGTTTAACAGCCTGGTTTTATCGTCCTTACTCATTCGTCGCTCCCTTTAACCGTGTCGATTTCGTCACCTTTGGAGAAAAACAGATCACGCTCCGCCTTTGCTCTGGCAGTCCATTCGTCGGGCAGGATATAAGCGCTATCTTCCAAGACATACAGCGCTTGCTTTTGTTCTCCTTCCAATTTGAATTGGACATAAACGACATTCGGAATGTCGTGTTTCGGTACTCTTGTTGTAACGCCGTTTCCGTAACCGCCCGGCGGAACTTCAACGCCCGTCACTTCGGTGTGGGATAGCTCACATAGCCTGGCTCCCTCTTTTGATTTCCAGTGTTTACCGCACTTGTCGCAGATATATTCTGTCGTCATCCTGTACACCTCTTAATCTTTTACACAAAGGTTTTCCCACTTCTTGTAGACGTCAACGTAAGTTTCGCCTTTGTCGCCGTTGTGCGTGACTTCGTAGTACATGCCGTCCGATACGGTCGTGCTGACTAAGCACTTCCAATTTTGCAGAGTTTTGCAGAACCACACGACAAAGACGTCATCCATCGTGATTTGCTTCTGGCCGGTCTTGTCGACATGAGCATTGAAATAATCTATGACAATCTTTCTTGCTTTTTTCTGCATCTGTATACCTCCTAAAATCCCCAGCTTACCATGATATTGTCGTCATTGAGCGCCACTTTATAGCCGTCTTCGTCAAGCTTACGGGTCAATGCCTTGTCTACGTTGCTATCGCCCGTTAGAGCCAGCGTAACATAGCTTTTTCCGCTAAGGTAGGCGCGTTCAATGACTTCGTCTATGTGTTTCGTACTAATGTCCGTTATTCTCACCTCTTTTTTTAAATAAGATTTCTCGTTTATCCAACATACATGACATGGTTTTATCATCCCATGCCGGGCATACGCGAACGCGTTTCGCCCCGTCGGACGTTTTCTTCGCCTGTGTGAACGTACTCCCGCCTATAGAGGCGGGGGGGCTTCCTGCTTCAACGAGAACAGCGCTACGGACTCCAAAGAGTTGCGGCGGCTTACACTCTCTCCACAGGCGTGGATTCCCGTGCTCCCCACGGTATTTTATGGATTGCGTCAGTGCAATTCATCTCACCGCCTAAAGAGGCGGGAGACTTCTTGCAGAATCAGGTTAAGACAACGTAGACGGTAAATATATTACTCAGCTTCATGTTGTTTCTTTCTAGTCTTAGTTAATCGTTTTAGATTTCCTTCTGCGAGCTTTTTCTTTAGCTTCGGGTGTAGTTCATAGAGTGGGAATTTTAGGTTCGTTATTTCGCTTACAGTGATTTCTACGCGCGGGTCTTCGGCGTCGATACCGGCTATCATCGAGCCGTCGATTTGAGCTATGTAGCCGTCGTCCTCGATGATTCCCGCGCTTTCAAGTATATCTGCCGTCGCCTGGACCAGCCCGAATAAATCGGGCCAGCCCTTGCGGTTCGGCATATAATACCTAGCGGTCATCGTGACGGCACATTCAATCGGCTTAATAGACTTTTTTTGGGCTTTTAACTTCCATAAAGCATCCTTTGCATATTCTCTATAGGCTTTACCCTGTACAAGGCCGTAGCGCGTCTTCTGGAGCGAATTTTTCTTAGTCACGGGGCGCCCGTGGATGACGAATTTGTATGTCATTTCTTTTCCCCGAAAGTGCGGGGCAATAAGTCGACGAGGTGTTGTTCCGGGTTTGCGATGATTTTATCGTCTTCATCGTCCGTGCCGTCCGGATCTTCTTCCGGTTCTTCCGGGTCGAGGTCGATAATGTGTTCCGTCGTCACCTTGAACGGTTCGTTGTTGAGTGCGGACTTCGCTACGATGAGCATCACGTCTGCCAGGTGTGTCCGCATCGTAATGTCTTTGTAATTAAAGCCTTCTATCGTAATGGAGAATTTCTGGTCCGGGCTGCTGATACCCAAAATAGTCGCCAATGTGGCTTCGAGGTTGATTCTTTCTGCTTTAGTCATGGTTTTCATGCTCCTTTTCGCTTGTAATCAAAAAATCTAAATACTGCCGGGCCTTCATGAGGTC